CCTCACGAGGTTTGTCCTTATTATACACAACAGGCGTTACAGGTTTTATTCTACTCACTCTATCTATACTAGACATTCGCGAACCATTCTGGCACGTCACGTTTAGACCATACCATTTTAAAGCGATCTGCTTTAGTGCGGTAATATGCACGATAAGATTTAACAGCATCTTCGAACATACATTGTGGCTCATGTGTCATTGCCAATTTGAAAGGAGTCAATCCGCCCATAGGGATATTCCTAGGAGGGATTGACAACAATTCTTCTAATTTAATTTGCGTTAGATGCTTCTTGCCATACCGATATTGATACTCCATGCAAAGAGCATAGAAGTGATCATAGTGCCACGCGTAGTTAGCAACAGATTCCATAGTCCATATAGTACATGGGTGACCGGCATGAGCAACACGATACAAGGTGTTTTCCATTTCAGTATTACGTAATTCGTAATACTTTGCCATAGTCTTGCCAGACTTAGATGGACGTTTAGACATTGTACCATCTAGGATACGATGTGCAGTAGACAACATCTGTCCTGACTCTAGAACCATTTTGACTACGTGTTTATCACATTGCAACTGTGCGGCTTTGACAGGATTTTCATCTAACACAAACAAATTCATTTATCAATTAATCCTTTACTTGTAGGGCCCGAGTTGTTAAACTGTTGGGGTGTAAAACTTGTCTCAGACATTTCACGATACTTGTATTTAGTAACGACACCGCCGTTGTCTAAGAACTCTTTAGTTAGACGGTCAAGTTCAGCTTTTTCTGCTGCTAGTTTTTTAGGATCTTTATTACTTACCATAGTTTTATACCTTTAGTTTTTTGGTTATTTTTTGCATCATTGTTATCCCGATGCCTTGTTTCCAGAGGAAATGCTCTATGTCTTTCTCACCATCTGCATCTTGTAGATAGCTAACGGCTGACTTCCAATTACATTTACAAATAGTCATGACAGCTTTAATCTGACCTTTAAAAGCGACAAGAGCTTCCTTTTCCATCTCTTTTTCACGAGCAAAGGATTCTTCCATAGTGGTGATAAGACTATCCCACTCTTCCTGCTTTTCGTGAGGCCTCATGGTTCGCCAGCATTCCATAAAGCCTTGGCTCGGCCGGAAGCCAAAGGCTTCTTTGTGAAGGTCTGAAACGATGTTGCTGTCATATGTGTAAGTAGCCATGATATAAGTATTCCTCATTGATTATGGTACTATTATAACATAAACACGACTATTTGTACACAACTATTTTGTAAGATTGTGTAAATATTTTTGTTTGTGATAATTATGTTACAGCTTGACTTATTTTTAGAATGTATTTAGCTTTACCATATACCTTAGGATCTCTCAATGGTAGGAATGCACCTGATGCTCCGGTCCAGTCTTTAAACCATTTGTCATAGAAATCTAGCTTACATGCCTTTGGATTCTCTTCCTGTAATACGACTAACTCATCAGCCCATTTCTGCCATGTGCCATCATCAACAATAGATTCATCCATCTCATAGTATAGGCATGAATGCACTAACATTTGAGATCTACGCTGACGAATCTTTTCTTTTATTGTTTGCTTAGACATAATGTAAATACGAACCTATAATGTATTTTGGATCCATTTCAGGTACTCTACCGGTGTGTGGATAAGTCCAGAGTGGTGGGAATACAAGAACGCTCCCCACGTTACGAGGAACAACAATCCCCAGATCGTCAAAAGACGTTTCGCCAGATACACCATTATTGAGGTAAGCAAAGAAAGCGAGGAAACGGCGAGCAGTGCTATAATCACCCACATCAACATGTTCATCGAATTTTCCAACATTTGGTTCATACCTTTTCATTCTGAACTCTTCGAACGCGTACTTTGACGGCCAAGAGGTTATTTTGCACTCTGTGCGATATTGTTCTAATACCTGTCTAAATGTATATGACAGATAATCGGTGTGTTGACCCCATACTTTTTTATTCTGCATGAGGTTGATTTCAGTAAAATCCATAATAGGATTTTTACGTTCTACAGAATCTTGCTTATCGAAAAGCTCTATCATCGCATCGCACACATTAGGTTCGATCACGTTGTTATACAGCTTAATATAACGTTCCATGTAAAGTCCTCGTTTTATTGTATGTTACCATTATACCACAAAACGAGGACAATGTACACAGTTAATTTTGAGAAGTTACTTCGTGCATATCTTCAATTCTTGATGAGAGATATGCGTGCTTCTTTTGAAGCTTAAACGCTAGGATGTTATTTCCTTCTTTCTCTAAGCGCCTAATGTAGTGCTTAAGTTCATTTGAATCTTTCTTTAGTCGTTCTATCGGTGGACCATATAACATGGGATCTTTCCTATTCGTTGATTGTTTACGACGGGCTAAGATGCTATGCCTCCTTTTTCCAGGTACAAAATAAAAAAAGGACCATCCCACGAGTGAGAGGTCCTTCAAGATTAATCCATGAAAACTTTTTTATTTTTCATACAAGTATTTATATGTTTTTAGTCCTTGATTAGCTTGGGAAATGCCTCTGCTACTAACTTTTTCGTGAGGCCTTTAAACTTACCATTAAGCTCTTTATCCTTACACAAACAGAGAAGCTTGGCATCCTCTGGATCAACTGCTTCTAGCATGCGAATGAACATGACTTCACGTTTAGTTTCTTTAACAGGTGGACCACCTTTAACAAAGTACTTAAAACGTGATGTAACATGATTTCGTGTAGGCTCACACTCTCGTGGATTATTGGGCTTATATGGAGGAACACCTTTAGGTACAAGCCACTCGATACTGTCATCGAATGCGCCTTTCAAAAAGTAGCGCAGATGTTTCGTATCATAGTGCTTTAATACTTTAGCTTTTTCTTCACGTCCTACGGCTGCAGCTACTTTATCTAAAACTTCTTTTAGACTCAACCGGTGAATATTTTCATTTATCATTAAAAATCCTCAATGCATTCAATTAACAGTTTACAACGATTCTTTATAAAGTAACTAAGGATCTTCATCCTAGGTTGTACTTTAGCAGATTCATATGTATCTATAATATCTTTTTTAATAGCTTCTGGAATGTATTCCAAGTCAACTAATAATTGATTGCGTTTATAGTTACGGTATATTTCTTGGCCCATGAACCTTTCTAGTTCTTCGGCATTATCTAAATACGATTGTATCTTCTTCTTAGTCATAGGTGACTGGCGGATACCTTCAACAAAAGTATCATCACCACTAAGAACATTAGGGATACCGTCAGAGCTATCACCTTTAAGAATGTGCTCAAACAAATAGTTGCGTGGATTATCGTCCTTAATGAACTTCTTGGTCATAGGCGAATACTGCTTAACATTGCCATACTTTTGAAGTTGAATAAAGTCCTTATCAGCAGAGATGATCATTACATCTTCCATCTGACCGAACTCTTGGGTCTGCTCAACAAGACATCCGATAATATCGTCAGCCTCTACATTACGAATATACACCACTTTGTATGGCATATTTGCAGCGATTTCTTCACGTACTTTGTTAAGAGTAGTAAAGATCATGTCGAAGTCTAGCTTTGATTCTTTACGAGTATTACGACGAGACCATTTATATTGTGGAAACGCATCACGCCTCCATGAACCGCCATCGCATGCAATAACAACTTGGCCGTATTCAGCTTTGTGCTTCTTAACATGCATCCGAATAGAATTCAGAATCATGTGACGAATAGTATCTTCATTTAGTTCGCCGTAGTTTGAGTTAACAATGATATTACCCATTGCAATTCCATTAAAATCAATTACTATCATTTTTAGTTTCCATTATCATTTCGTGTATAACATCCAGGATCTCCACAAACGGGTAATTTGGATGTTCATCTCTTGCTAGCATTGCATATATCATATTCAATAAGCAACCCATATCTTTATAAAAGGTTTTATCATCTTTGGCACTATAGCCATACTCAGACAGTGTCATCAATATTTGTTGAATGCACTCTCCAGCAATATCCATTTTATCGTTAGGATTAGGATCTATAATAGGATTCCTAATCTCACCGTACGGAAATTGTATGATATTATCTTTATTCATAGTACTATTATACACTATTTTTTAGGGGATGTACACTCTTATTTTCATTCTTTGCGCACTCATTTCGTATCCTACTAAGTACACTCATTTCGTATCCTACTAAGTACATTACTAAACCGTAAAACTTTCACCGCAACCACATTCATCTTTCACATTAGGGTTAACAAACTTAAAGCCTTCGTTAAGACCTTCCCTAGCGTAGTCTAACTCTGTACCATCTAGGTATGATAGACTCTTTGCATTTACTACTATTTTAATACCTTTAGTTTCAAACACTATATCGCCTGGTAACAAATTATCGACAAACTCTACTATGTAAGCAAGGCCAGAACAACCGGTTGTACGTACTCCAAGGCGAACACCTAAGGCGTCTCCTCTATTGCTAATGTAACTATTAATTCTATCAACAGCACTATCAGATATAGAAACAGTCATCTTAATTACCTCTTACTCTTGTAATCTTTAATAGCTGCCTTGATAGCATCTTCGGCAAGCACAGAGCAATGAATCTTAACAGGAGGCAACGCTAACTCTTCAGAGATATTGGAGTTACGAATCTCTCCAGCCTTATCCAATGTCATACCCTTCATCCATTCAGTAACCAATGAACTTGATGCTATAGCAGAACCACATCCATAGGTTTTAAACTTAGCATCTTCAATGACACCTTCGTCATTGACTTTAATCTGCAGACGCATTACGTCACCGCACGCTGGGGCGCCAACCATGCCAGTACCTACGCGGGCATCAGCTTCATCCATTTTACCTACGTTACGTGGATTTTCGTAGTGATCTAAAACTTGTTCACTATACGCCATCGTATATCCTCCTAGACTATCAAGTTCTTAACATGATTTCGATGTATTTTACCTCCAACGAATGCGTTATAATATTCGTCAGGCTTTAGTAGTACATCACGTACTATTTGCTCTTTCATCTCAAGGTAGGACATTTCACCTTTACCCATACAAAGATGTAGGATATCTCGGTCGAATCTTTCATAGCCGTGTTCTTCTAGAAGCATCTTAACTTCTTCGGAACTTCCATGATATGATTGCCAATCTGATTCTGATATTTTAGTGCGTTTGCGCTTTTGACCCTTTAAAGGTTTAAGCTTAACTCTTGAATGAAAGTTCTTCTTACCGATGTACTTCATTCCATTTGATAAGTCAGTGACAATGTAGACGAATCCCTCATAGTCACCAACCATATCTGTTGTAAAGGGTTTCCCCTGATACTTCCAACTTTTCATAAATAAACCCATTAACCTTTGGTCTATTTATTCGTCATCTCCAAAGTCTAATTCAAGCTGACTTGGGTTTTTATCATCTACATCGATTCCACAGCATGGGCAAAATTGTACCTCTGCGTCTTCATCATCAAACTTTACTTTATATTCCACTCCGCAGTGGTAACATAGTGTCATAGTGTTATTCCTCCTA